GATCCCGTTCCAGATCGTAGAGATTACCATCTGGATTGCCGTCATGACAGTTTCAACCGTAGTCTTGATGGTATTCCATGCATTCGTCAGGAACGTGCCGATGGCTGTGACGACGGTTGTAAATACCGTCTGGATTTCCTGCCAGATGGTGACGAAGAAATCTTTGATTGCCGTGAACACAGTAATGACGGTCTGTTTGATACCTTCCCATAGGTCAATCCAGAACTGCCGGAAGCCGTCGCAGTTATTCCAAAGATAAATGAATGCCGCGACCAGCGCAGCGATTGCCGCAATAATCAGGATGATCGGGTTTGCCAGCATGACTGCGTTCAAGGCCCCGAACACCGGAGTAAGGGTTCCGATGACGGAGGTGATGGTACCGACTGCCGAGATGACCTTGCCGATGACCACCAGAAGTGGCCCGATTGCAGCTGCAATCAGCGCGACCTTGATGATGACCTGCTGTACCGGTTCAGGGATGCCGCTCCAGATCTGCGAGAATGATTTCAGGGCATTGGAGATGTCCTTCAGCACCGGCGCAAGGGCGGAAGCAAGGCTGTTTCCGATGTCGGCACCGGTTTCCTTCAGGGAGTTCATGGTCATCTTGAACTGGTCAATCGGGTCGAGCGTTTCATTGAAGGTGTTCTCGACGCTCCCGGAGAAGTTGCCGAGGGAGCCGGACAGATTGTCAAGGTTCAGTTTTCCCGTTGCGCAGGCATTGTAGATTGCTGCGCCTGCCTTACTTCCGAAAAGGTCATAGGCTGCCTGCAGCTTTTCCGTTTCAGAGCCGTTGCCCTTCATGGTGGTGGAGAAACCGGCAATCGCCTGATCCAGCGTCTTGCCGTCTTTCGTCGCGTTCTTCATTGCAGTCTTTAGGCCCATCATGGCTGCCGAGGTATCAAGACCGGACATCTCGACCATGCCCATGAAGCCTGCGGCCTGCTGTGAATTCAGCCCCAGCTCTTTAAGCTGCACCGCGTTTGTCTGCAGGGCGGAAGCCAGCGTATCCATGTCGATGCCGGTTGCCTGTCCGGTCGCGTTCATGGCATCCAGCAGATCGCCTGCGTCCGAGGCATCCTGTCCGAAGGCATTCAGTACGCCGGAGACATTATCCACGGAGGTGGAAACATCCGTATTGTTCAGGTCAGCAAACTTGATGAATTTCCCGGAGAGATCGTCCAGCGCCTGTCCGGTCAAGCCAAAACGTGTGTTGACTTCACCGACAGCGGCACCGGCGGTCTCAAAGTCGGTCGGGATTTCCGTTGCAAGGTCTTTGACGGTCTGGTTCATGTCTTCCAAGGTCTGACCGGTCGCGCCGGTTTTCTGCTCGACGATATCAAGACCGGAATCCACCTCGCTGAAAGCAGCCAGAGAGGCCGCGCCGACCGCCACAATCGGAGCCGTCACGTGTGTGGTCAGTCCTTCACCGACCTCGGAGATTTTGCCGCCAACCTCCTGCATCTTGCTGCCAGCCTGTTTCAGGGTGGCGGATACGCTGGTGTCGGTTTTCTTGCATTGCTGCTCCAGACCTTTAAGTTCCTGCTCGGTGGCGATGATCTCACGCTGCCATGCATCATACTGTTCCTGCGTGACGGAGCCGTTTTTCAGGCCCGCGTCCATCTGATCCTGCACGGATTTTAACTGCGTGAGTTTCTCTTTTGTCTCGCCGACTGCCTGTGACAGGAGTTTCTGTTTTTGCGAGAGCAGCTCGGAATTGGTAGGGTCAAGCTTTAACAGGCGGTTGACGTCCGTAAGCTGCGACTGTGTGTTTCGGATCTCTTTGTTGACGCCGGAGAGGGCTTTGGAAAGGCCGGTCGTATCGCCGCCGATTTCCACTGTGATTCCTTTGATTCTGTCAGCCATGCGATGACCTCCTTCCCTTGGTTAAAATTGATCCATCTGTTCCTGCGTTGCTTTTGCGGGCCAGTCGTAGCTGTCATTACTCATTTCCGAGTACATGTCATTGACTGTACCGATGGTGAGCAGGTCGAGCTCGGAAATAGAAAGCCCGATTTGCACACAGCGGAGCAGGAACAGTGGCGTCGTCATTTCGCGTTCAGTTTCATAAGGTTTTTTTTAGACTCGACCTCCGTCTCCACATTCAGCCCCCACAGCGAAATGATCTGCGGCAGGATTTCATAAATGGAGAAGGTATTGAACTCATCAAGCCATTCCTCCGGAGTGTCCGGGATATCCGGATTCTTATGCTTGGCCATAAGCCAGGCGATGTTCTCGAAAAGCTCCAGACTGAAGGTATCCAGATCCGATTCCTGCGGATTGGCTTCGTCGATGCCTTTCTGCAGCTGGTTCAGATCCTTGTAGATATCCCGGTGGAATTTGTTCCTGTACAAACGAGGAATGGCGGCAGAGGCACGGAATTCGACCGGCTTGCCGTCAATCTCGATGGTTTTTGTAACTGCCATAGTGCTGCCTCCTTATGCTGTCTGCGAGCTGGTCTTGGAAGACGTTGTCGCAGTGGTGCTGGTGCTTGTGCTGGTACTGGCGGCGGCGGTCGTAGTGGTGGTCTTATCCTGCGGTTCATAGACCTTGGTGTACCAGTTGTTGTAGGTTTCCTCGCTGGTGTTCGTACCGGTTTTGACCTTTACCAGCCCGCTCGGAAGCGGCGAAACAGTAAGCGAGAGCTTCTCCGTCTTGACTTCCTTCTTGTCCTCTGTGGTATCGCCCTCCATCGAAGGTCTGGTCGCGCTGCAGTAATACAGGCAGTGGCGGATCTTCCGCTGGTCGCCGGAGAACTCAAAGAGCAGAGCAAAATGCTCCGGCTCCACATCCTTGTTTTCCACCAGCACGCCATTGGCATCTTCGGTTTCATGCAGGACATCCACAAGAAAGCTCTCCGGGATGAGCGCAAGCTCGAAGTCGCCGGAATAACCGTTATTGTTGCTGACCATGTAATACACGGAATCATCCGCGTAGAACGGGTCGTTATCGCCCTCTGCATCCAGTGAAAGGCTCACGGAGCCGGGCATGCTGACAGGCGTCCCGAAGGTGACCTTGCCATCCTCGTCAATCGTGACAAGTGCGTAGTGACAGTTCTTAAGACCGAACTTCACTTTGTTTTTTCTGTTAGCCATAGTGGCATCCTCCTTTAAATCTCAGTTTGATAGAGCACTTCATACATCTTCTCGGAATCAATCCAGACCTCGGATTTCTCCCACGGAATTTCATGGGCGGTCAGGATATCCTCCAGTTTTTCTTCCAGCTCCGGGTCTTTCTTATCCGTGTAGAGTTCCATGTTCAGCTGGCTGATTTTGAAATACACGCCGTTGTCTGCGAACATGTTGTCACTGCCCGGAAAGAGAAAAATAAGGAAGGGCGGCTCAGGAGACTCACCTTCGGCGAAATGGTCGTAGGCAAGAGGGAGTCCCGCTTCCTTTAACATGTTGGTTATGTCGTCATAGGTCATACTCAGCCGCCTTTCAGTTTCTGTTCGATGGTTTTTACAAGCGTTTCGTTGCCGCGCTGTTCGGCAGGCGCGATGTGAGGCTTTCCCTCGACACGGCCTCCGCCGCGTTTGGCGTGTCCGTTCTCAAGCAGGTGCGCAATCTGGTATCGGTTCCTCGAATGCACCACAAGGTCAATGCTCTCGGAATCCTCGTGGACATTTTTTACCGACCAGCTTTTCTTGTACTTTCCGGTATCGACGGGAGCGCCAGATTGGATGTCCTTACGGACAGAAGCCGCCGTATCCTTTACGGCATCCTTCATGTCGTCGGTTGCGAGCTTTGAATATTTTTGAAGCTCCTCCATGATTGCGTCGTCCATTTCGCTGATCGGTATTTTTCTGCTCATGTTTTTTTCTCCAGCTTGCAGTTGAATTTAAGGCTGTTCCGCTTGCAGCCCATCGGGTTCACATAGGTGATGTTGTAGATATGGCCTTCCGCGATGATCCGGTATTTTGTGGATTCCACGGCGGCAAGCTCGGAAGAGTACCGGCAGGTAAAGTCAAGGGATTCTTCCGGGTTAACAACAACGCCTTCGGATTCCGAACCGGTGCTTGTGCCGACTGTTGCCCAGCAGGAGCAGTAATCCGTCCAGCCGTTGGTGTGGTTTCCGTATTTGTCAACGGTGACCGCGCTTTTCTGAAAAGTGATTTTTGTCCGCATCGCGCCGATATTCATCAGAAGCCCTCCTTCCGCGTGCCAAAGAGAAGGGAGCGCAGCGTCATGTTGAGGGCATGGTGGTCGGCTTCCTCCCGGTGCTCGTAGAGATAGGCCACGGTGTAAAGGATGGCCACCCGGATGCGGATCAGGGCTTTTTCCTCGTTTGCCATAAACTCCTCGTCGGACTGTCTTGTGATGTCCTGTACCTGCTTTGTCGCCGCAGAAATCAGGCTTTTTATCAGCTCGTCCTCGTCACCGGTGGTGACCCGGAGATAGGCTTTTGCTTCCTCAAGAGTTACTTCCATCGTCCGCCTCCTTAAAAAGAAACCGCCTGCAGGAAGGTTAATTCCTGCAGACGGCTGGTTACGTTAGCTGCCATTTTGATCAGGCACCGGCCTTGACGGACAGTCCCTTCACGGCCTCCGGCAGGATGAGCTTGCCGTCGATGCGCTCAGAGGCAAGGAAGCCAATCTGGCCGTTTGCCGCGTAGAGCTCGGAGAGGCGCTTGAAGGAACGTCCCTGACGCTCGGCGATCCAGTAGTAGGAGAAATCGCCGAACAGAATTGGTACATTGCCTGCAACCAGCTCCGGCGCATAAATCGAAGTCTTATAAGGACGGTTCAGGATCGTGTCGGGCTGACCGACGACAACAGACGGCTGCCAGATGTAATTTCCGTTGTTGTCCTTAATCTTGCGGAGCGCCTTGATGGTGGTGTCGTTCAGAATCCAGATGGCCTTGCTCCTATAAACGGAACGCAGGGAGTGGAACACATCCATGATGTTGTCAAAGGAAACCGTGCTCCCGGTAATCTCTGTGGTCGCGCCTTTGGTAGCCGCCACCTTGGTGAAGATGCCTTCCGGCTTCTTGCTGCCATCGCCGGTGAGGAATGCTTCTTCCTCCGCAGCGCCGATCCTGCGGCCAAACTCCGATGCAATGTAGGTCTCGAGATCGAAAACGGAATCGTTCATAAGTTCCTCGGATACCTTGATTGCCGTGCCCAGCTTGTAGGCTGAGAGGCTGATCTGGTCGAAGGTGTCATCGGATTCCGGGTACAGGCCGTTTTCCTCCATCCATGCCGCCGTCCCGTGGGAAGCAACGACCGGGATGGTGTGCGTGCCGCTCTGGGTCTGAATGACCGTCGCAATCGTGCGGAAGAAATTCTCCTCCTGCAGGGCGTCAATCAGACGCTTCTCATATTCATCCGGGACAAGGTAGCCGCCATTGGCGTCGGTGCCGATTTCCAGCACATCCTTTACGTCGTAGTAGTTGCGCTTGCGGATGTTGTTCCAGAATGCCGCCTTGTATGCCTTGGAAGCGATGCCGGGCTTGTCGTCCGGTTCATTCTTCGCGCCGGGTTTGCCGGTAAGCGGAGCAGAGGTCGGAGCAGAGAGCATCTTGTCGATCTCTTCCTGACGCTGCAGACGTTCAATGTCGTGTGTAAAGTCTGTGACTTCCTTTTCCATCTTGTCGTAGGTCGCGGCATCCTCTGCGGAAACCATGCCGCCGTTCTGAGAGTGTGTATTCAGGAATGATTTTGCTGCTTCCCATGCCTTCGCTCTCTTGTCCATAAGTTCCATAATCTGAGTCATAATAAAAATCCTCCTTTAATGTGCGAGAAGCGAAAGGCGCTTCTCAAGATCGATAACGGGTACCATGTGTTTATCTGCTTCCGGCTTTTTCTTTGGAATCAGCCTTGAGAGCAGTGAATCTGTGACAGCCTTGCGGGAGAAAAGCATCTCTATGGTGTCGTCTTCTTCCGGCAGCGGGTTCTCACCGCCAGCGAAAAGAACCTCATCCGCAAAGCCGAGCTTCCTGGCCTCCTTGGCATTCATCCAGGTTTCGGCATCCATGAGCTTTGAAATCTTCGCGCGGGAGAGCCCGGATTTGATTTCATAGGCGTTCATAATAGATTCCTTGACCTCTGACAGCATGTCGATGGCCTTTTGCATTTCTTCGGTATCGCCAATGGCGATGGTCGCCGGATTGTGAATCATCAGCATGGCCACGGGGCTCATACAGACCTTGGTTCCGGCCATAGCAATGACGGATGCCGCAGAAGCGGCAAGCGCGTCAATCTTGACCGTGACATTGCCCTTGTAGTCCATGAGCATGTTGTAGATTTGCGCAGCAGCAAAAACATCACCGCCCGGACTGTTGATCCAGAGG